ACAGCCCATTTGGGCTAACCTCCGGGGAGATGTCCAAATGCAAGTCATTGATCGCAGTCTTCAGCCGTCACAGTATTGGCCCGGCCTTCATGCCTTGTTCGGCATGGACTACGAGAGACTTGCACCAATCTATCCCGGCTTCTTTGACGGCAAGGCATCCGAGAAAGCATTCGAAGAATTCATGACGGAGCGCGCCGGTCTCGGTCTCGCCGTGCAGCAGCCCGAACTGGACCCGGTGCAATTCGACTTTCCGAATGAAGGGTACCGTACCCAAGTCACGCACGCCAGCTACGGTCTCGGCGTTGCGATCTCGCGCGAAGCCAAGGACGACAACCTTTACGAAGATGTCGCCTCGCGCATGATGAAAGAACTGGCCTACTCCGCACGGCAGACCGAAGAGTACATCGCCCATGCGCCGCTTCAAGTTGCCATCGATGCCGTCAACGGTATTCGTGCTGATGGCGTGCCTCTGGCTTCTGCTAGTCATCCTACTGCTGCCGGGCTGCAATCCAATCTTCTGGTATCCGCCAACGTTTCCGAACTGGCATTCGAGAACGCCGTGATCCAGATCGGCTACACCCGCAACGGTCGCGGCTTCCTGATCAACGTACTCCCCAAACTTGTCATCCTGTCCCCAGAGAGTGGCCCTGAAACCCGACGTATCTTGGGAAGCCCCTTGCAATGGAATGCGCAGACCAACAACATCAACGTGCTGCGCGCGACCGGTGCACTGCCGGAAGTGATCGAAACCCCCTATCTGGTTTCGAAGGATGACTATTTTATTCAGACCAGCATCCAGAATTTGGACAATGGCGAAGGCTTCACATTCTGGGAGCGCAGCGGTCTCGAAACCCGCGAAGACAGCAACTGGAGCAACCAAGCTTCGCTGATTGCGATCTGGTTCAGGTGCTCGGCATCGATCATCGATTGGCGTTCCGTCTATATGTCACCCGGAGCAACCTGATTGCACCATGACAAACCCAAGTTCGGGCGCTTCGAAACTTGGGGTGCCTGTAGCCGTTGCGGAGCGCGCGTTCGCTACAACACGCTCGCGCGCGAACGACTGACTGGGCTTTTGGTTTGCACCAAGTCGAGCGGAAGGCCGGTCACGCCATGCTTTGACCCATGGCCACCGGTCTACGATTTCCAAGTCACGCCCGACCGCTCGATAGAGCCTCCAACAGAGCCCTTGCCAGCCCGCTGGGGACTGGATGACATCTTCTCGGCAGTTCTGGGCCTCAAGCCTGCCATGTCCGATGCTGCGCGGCTGCAAGCGCTGATGATCCCGCCGAATAACAACCGGGGCACTGCGAGTTTCACCAGCTATCAAAGTTCACTCAATCAAAACCAAGATCGTGCTACGCTAGAGTTCGTCCGGCCGCAGGATTACGACGGCACTTTCATTCCTTCTAATTCAGTCCGCACGGTAGCAACTCCCGAACCTGAACCCGTTCAAGACTTGTGGACGCCACCATGGGCGGTCGTTAAAGGTGTGTGATGACAACTGCTGCCGCAGTCATAGAAAATGCGCTGCATCTGTACGGTATTCTGGACCAGACAGAACATGCAGATCCTGTCGACATCGCCAACAACGTCGTCGTTTTGAACGACATGCTTCGCAGCGAGCATGTTGACGGTGCTTCGCAGTACCTGATGAACATGGTGAGAGCCAGAGTACCAGCTGGTATCGCTGGTTCGGTCTATACTTTTTCGGTTGGCGTCAAAAAGGATGTTGATGTTGACGCTGTGGCAATCAAGGCAATCTGGTGCAACGACATCGGAGTTACCGTCAATCGTGAAACGCGACAAGCACCCAAATCCGATGTGGTGCGCACTACGATGCTTGGCCTCATTACCAAATGGCATCAGGAACGGCAGATCGACGGCTCCATTCGCGTTACTGCATGGCAGCCACCGCGTGCTGCTACTGCCTGCTTGATCGAATATGGCGGACGTATCGCCGCGCTCACTTCAGAGGATGGAAGCGACACTGTGATGCTTCCACCCGAAGGCATTCATGACGTAACGCTGATGCTAGGCAGGCGCATCCACGGCACCTATGGACGCAACCCGCAAGCGATTGCTGCCGTGCTGGCCGACAGCGAAGTGGTTGACAAGCGCTGGCGCGACTGGGCTAAAGGTCAACAATGGTTGCGCTTCGTCAGGAGTTAAAATGCCGCCTCTTGACATCTTCGGTTCATTCGCGGACCCGCTCAATCAGGATCAGGGCGCAGCGAAGCTGGTGAACTGCCGGATCATTGTACGCAAGCAGGAAGAACAGAAACTGGCAAAAACCCGTCTTGTTGGTTCGCCCGGCCTGACGCAAATTTGCAAACCAACTTCATCGCCATGCATCGTGTTGTGTCACGCGGTTGAAACGATATGGTCCGGTCATGCCGATGGCAGCATCTACAGCGGCGTGGAAACCGATGCCCCGGTTTTGCAAGGGACCGTTGCTGTCGGTGATCCGCCGATCATCCGGATGGCGGAAGACCGCACCTGTCTGGCGATTGCTGCGAACAGCCCCCAGACCAATGGGGCTGGTGGTACGGGTTACACAGCCACTGAAGCTGGCGTTGTTGATGCTGATTTCAAAACCACTATTAACTTTGACCCTTCTTCGGTTTGTGTGTTGGATGGTTTTACGGTATGGGCTGGTGCGTCCAACTTGTTCGCCAATCAATCCGACAAGATGTATTCGTCCGAACCATTGGCACCAGCCACCGTTGACGCGAACGCATGGGCAACAGCTGAAGCCAGAGCAGACATGCTGTACGATGTCATAACGCTTGGCCGGATGATGTGGCCGTTCGGTACCCGGTCCATTGAAATGTGGTACGATCCGGGTGGTCAAATCGATTTCAAATTTGTGAACTTCACCAACTCACTGATCGAAGTCGGATTGGCAGCACGTCGCACGCTGGCCAACATGCACGGCAAAGCGCTGTGGGTAGGAACGGACCGCCGGGTATGGATAGGTGGTGGACAAAGTGGTCAGGCTGTATCACCGGGTTGGGTTGATCTGCTGTTACAACAAGTCGATTTTACAACATTGACAGCCTACATGTATGCGCAAGGTGGCGACGAATTTTACGTACTGACTTCAGAAGGCGAGTGGTCAGTTGAATTAGCGCTATCGACCACGACATGGGTGTACAGGGAAACACCGGGAAGACTGGATCACGCGGGCCGGTGTGCTTTAGAGCATAACAACGGCATCTGCTACGTCGGTCTCGATACCGGTGAAGTCTGTACGCTGGATCTATCCACGGCCAGCGAGCCTGCCGGGCAGTTGAAACGTGAAATCATCACCATGTGGATTGGCACGCAGGAGCAACGACACGTCACCGACCGGATCGACATCACCAGCTACATGGGGCCGAATGCAGGCGAATTCACCTTGGACTGGTCGGAAGATCGCAAGAACACTTGGCGAGGGCAGCGGCAGCTGAGATGGCCAGAGCCCGGCACTCGCCGTGCGGTCGCGCGAGCATTGGGCACGACGCGGCGCAGACAGTTCAGATTGTCTTACAGCGGTTCGAAAGCGCCGTTTGAAATAGACGAATTTTTTGTATTGGTGACCGAAGGAATGTAGCGGTGACAGCCATCGTTAAGAGAGTGCCACCACCGCCGCCGATTGCCATCAACGATCCGCTGTTTAATCGATGGCTTCATGATCTGACATCTTTCATTCAACAAGGTGGTGGCATCGATACCGGTCAGATACCGGGCTACGACGCACTGGTTGCACTTGTTGCTTCTCACTCAGATCAGATTGCAAACAACACATTAAATATCGCAGCAAACTCAGTTAACATTGCCGCCAATACATCAGCCATTGCCGCCAACACCGCAGCCATTGCTACGCATACTAGTGAGATCAACGCCAACACTGCGAGCATTGCTGCCCTGACCACGCGCTCGCAAGTTTTCAACGGGGCCGGTGTGCCCAGCGCGGGCCTTGGTGTCAACGGTGACTGGTACACAGACACGACGGCACACCACATCTATGTCAAGTCGAGCGGTGCATGGGTGCTGATCGTCTAGCTTTCCCATGGCAGCCGCTTTCTCACGGCTTCGGTTTCGATGGGGTAGACCACGGCATAGCCGTCTCCGTCGTCCCAGACCACGGTAAAGGTTCGATCCGCGACCATGGCAACTCTGCCGCGAGCGGTGTTCGAAAAAACGATTTCACCGGGGTCATATCGGCGGGGTACTTGCACGGGCGGCCACTCGGTATCGGGCATACATCGAATTCCGTCAGCGTCTTGCCACATCCGCATTTGAGGATCATTTGATATCCCAAGGCATTTCCGGCCAGACATGGGTAGTAACGATATCTTTAAATTCATCCAGCGACCGCGCTATCACATAGGTCTTTCCCAGCGCTTCCCATTTCTTTTGAAACTTCTTTTGCGCAGGCGACTGGTCACCGCCTTTGTCTTTCATCTCGATAGCGACATCGGTTTTACAAAACATCAGGAAGTCGGCCACGCCGGGCAGCACACCCATGCGCTTGAACTTCAATGCTTCAGGGAGGTTTCGACTGCCGCCATTCGGAACGTGGAAGATCAGCAGATCCGGATAAGTCTTCTGCACCCACTGCCACGCCAGCATGTGGATCTCATTTTCAGAAGACGGGCGGGAAAAGTCCTTGGGTGACGGCTTCGCGCTCGCGGGCTTTGATCCACGTTTCGACGGCATCCTTGATGCCTTCTGCCCGGTCTTCGACTGCTTCATGGTTCCTCACAAGCCAGTCAAGTCTTGCCGCAAGACCGGCATCAACCCTCGCTGATATGACGACGGTCTGGTTGCCTCTGATCCTGCGTTTGTTCATGGTTTTGTTTTCTGCTATGCTTCAGCAGGTTAATGTATACACTTTAGAAAGTCAACGCCATGGCTGGTCTTGCTGAAGGTATCGGCGGTCTCATAGGCAATCTGTTCGGATCGTCCAACGCCAATGACGCCATACAAGCTGGCATGAGCGATGTCAGTGGATTGACCCAAGCTGGCGTTCAACAACTCGCGCCGTACAATGAAGTCGGTGCATCCTATCTCGGGCCGGTGGCTGGCGATCTGCTGGATAGCTCGACAGGTTCTTCCAACATCGGGCAAGGGCGCATCAATGCGCCAACCAATCCGGTTGACTTCGAAAACTTCGCCAGCAATTTTAACGAGAGCGAAGGCGCGAAGTA